CTTCTGCTAGAGATTTTAATCCACCTGAACCTTCTTTGTTTGATTTAAATCTCATATCAGGTTTACCCATCTTGGTCATAGGACCCATTGTTTTGGGACTTACAAAATTCAAGAGTTTATCTTTTGCTCCACCTATCGCACTACCAATGCCACCAAACAATCTTCCCATTATGCCAGTTTTTTTATTTGCTAATGCCATTAAAGTAAGAAGTCCAGCTATTCCTGTTAATATTGTAGGTATATAACTATTACCAATATTAGCTATTAATTCACCCATACTATCGAATTGAGAAACTCCTATTGAAGTCATATCATTGGCTTGACCTTGATTGGTTGCCATTTTTTTAAATTCTTCAACAGTAACTCCTAACAAGTCTGCAGTTTGTTTCTTTTGGTAGTAATCCATTTGATTGAATGCAGATATTCCACCGAGTTGTCTTAATGTTTCTTGAGTTGCTCCCTTTAAATCACCCGCATACGCAAGTTCTCTAGCTTTACTTAGGTTAATATTTTTACCTAACATAGCAGAAAGTTCTAATTCTTTAGTTATTGATGATTCAAAATCTAACAGATTATCTGCTATTCCTGATATTTTAGACATTGATACACCAAGTTTTGCTGCATATCCTGCTGCAGCTAATATATTTTTTCCACCATCTTTTCCAAATAATGCAAACTGTTCAGTATTTGCTGCTAAATCAGCCATCAACTGTGATGGTATAAGATTATTCTGATTAGCAAATTGTTGAGTGGTTTTAAGCATATTATTAGCAATATCCTTTGAACCACCATTTACTCCAGCAAAGTTTTGTTGTAATCTAGCAGCATCGGTTGCCGATACTCCTATATTTTTTGATATTAAGAGTGTATCTTCAAGAACTCTATCTGATGGTATATTTCCAAACTCTTGTGAAAATGCTTTAAGGCCTTCTGTTGTATTATCAAAATACAAACTCAGTAATCCAGTTTCAAAGGCAAGATTACCCAATCCTCCACCAACATTACCTATTTCTCTATTAGTTTCTGCAATTTTTCCTGCAAATTTTCCTGCAGCTGCAAAAGCTAATCCTAGAAAACCAGCAAGGTTAAAGACTTGTTTTACTGCAGATTCTAAAGTTTCTGCTATACCTTGAGTCTTTTCTTTCAGTTGTTCGGCTGCTTTATCACTTGCCTTTAATGACTTTTTTTCTTCTTTAGTTGATTTAGCAATATCACTACCTGTTAAATTTTGTTTTTTAAGAGATTTGAGTATTTTATCGTTTAGTTTTAATTCTTCTTGAAGATTAGCTATTTTATTATCTATTTCACCTTGTTGGGCTTCTATTTGTATTGTATCTTCAATATTAAGTTCTGATAAATCTCGTGAAAGCGAGAGTACTTCAGCTATTCCTTTGGCTTGTTTAGGAGTTATCTCATCTCCCAATGATTTGGCTAAATCATTTGTTTCTTTTTGTTGGTTTTTAAAATCTCGGTAACTATTAGATATTTGACCTATACTTTTTTCTGATGCTGCAAATATTTTTAAATTATCTTGAAGAATCTTTGCAGATTCAGCTTGTAGCTTTATTTGAGACAACTCCCTTTCTTTTAAATCAGCGGATTGTTTTTTAGTTATTTTTGCACCTTTTGCTTGGAGCTCGACAATAGCGTCCTCTACTACTTTTAGTTCTTTTAATACCGTTAATCTACTTCTTTCGCCAGCCATTAGTTACCTTATAGTTTATTTAAGATTTGGTTTTTCACCATACTTTTTTTCGTAGGCTTTTAACTTTTTTTGCAAATCATCTCTATCTTTTTTTAATTTTTCTAAAGAATTTATAATTTCTTTTGGGAATTTTCTTTTTCTTACCTTATTGATAAACCTATCAGCAGTTCCATCTCTTAGGTTATCAAATACATCTCCAAAGAAACGAGATAACATATTTTCATTTATTTTGTTGTTGGACATAATACTGTTTCCTTTTATATAGTTTTATACTACTATAAATATAATGTAAAAAAAAAGTGAGGATGTTATTTCCTCACTCTTACATTTGGTCCCTTAGAACCACCTTTTTTATTGGCTTTATCATATTCAGCCTTTTCTTTTGCTTTACTATCTACTAATTTTTTGAAATAGAACCTTCTCCAATGAATTGGCATAGTATAAACCTCTGTCCAAGTAAATCCATTACCGAAGTTAACCATTTCCCAAATCTGATTATGAAGTTGAATTGAGTAATCAGTCGGTAGGGTAAAAAAACCCGGCACCTAATGGTATGTCAAGTGCCTCCTGCTCACCTGTCAAATCTGACGTAAAATTAAATTTTAAATCCAAATCTGGACTAATTTTTTGTACATAGTTTCTTAATGCTCTAGTATCTCTTGCTAATAAATTGTTTTTAACAAAATTATTAATAAATCCTCTATCACTATTACCATCAATCTCTTCTATCATATATCTTAAACGAGTACTGATTTCACTACCAGCACCATCTCTTTCTTTTCTTAACCTTTGTAATGCTTGTATTTCGGCTGAAATATCTTTTTCATCTTTATGTGTTAATAATTTAAAAATGATTTTTTTCTTTGCAAGTGGTAAATCAAATTCATATTTATTATCTGAATTTAAAAGAGTTTTATCTATTTCTTTGATTTGTATTTTAGCTAAATCAATATTTGTTTTTTGTTGTTCGCCTGAGAATGGGTCGGTTATTTCTACTTGATAATCTTTACCATATCCTAAAATACGGGTTGCTAAGAGAATTGCGTTTTTATCACCGATTAAAATATCATCAATATTTACACCTTCTTCTACTACAACAGATTCAAAGAGTTTATCAAGCACCACCCCCTTCCTTATCAAATTTTGGGAAGCAAGTATATCCTCTTCACGAGCAGTCATATACTTAATCTCCACCGTACCCTTTGATAATGGGCTTTCTGGTGAGTAAACCTTACCATTTGATGGAAGGTCTATAATTTCAGTTGGAAATTCATAATTTGCCATAACATTTAATTTATTTGTTTGTATATAAATATATAACTTTTAAAAAATTAGAAAAATAAAGACACAAAAAAAGTTCTCACTAAGAGAACTTTTTCCTTTATAAAAATATATTTTGGGAGTATTAATATTCTAATATTGCGTAATCATAAGATAGTGTTAAAGTAATTTCAACAGGATCAGTCGCGTTTGACCAATCTAAATCATTAAACACTGCGTTATTGATAAATGCACCTTTCATAGTCCATTGTTCAATTTTATCACCAACTGGTCCTAATAGGTAACATTGGATATCTTTCTTATAAAAATCTGCATATCCATCTCTACCTGTTATTGATTCATGTGATGTTCTAACCCATTCCATTACTGCCTGAGCACCTGAAGGAACGATTGGGTCGTATAGAGTAATCTCTACATCTTGCCATTCACCTTTTCCTTTAAGTTTTCTTTTAACGTTAATGTGGTCTAGGGTAATAGTTTCAAACTGAATTGAAGGTCTATTTGCTGTTTTTATAAGATATGAAGGGATACCATCGATTTCCATGATGAATCTATTCTTCATCTTCGGTTCGAAGTTGGTATAAAACATATCGTTAAATTCTAATACTTCTGCCATTTTGTTTTCTCCTAATTATATTCTACTATAAATATAGTTCTTTTTTATTTTTAATTAATTATGCCGAGAATGATGCTCCAGTCGGTAATATGTTAAAGTCTAACACGATAAATTCAGCAGTTTTTGTTGGTTGTAAGAAAATCTGTCCAGCCAATATATTTCTGTCGATTACATCTGGTGTGTTATTACTTTCATCCATTACTACTCTAAAAGCATACAATCCTTGTCTTTGTTGTATTCCTTCTAAATAAGGATTCACAGTATTTAAGAATCTACTTCTTGTTTGTGAAGTATTTTGTTCGAATACTAAGTATCTTGAAGTTGAAGCGATATACTTCTTAACTTTAATCATTAATCTTCTTACGTTAATTCTATCAAGTGCTGATGCTTTATCTTGTAACGTTTTTTGTCCGAAAGCAACAATACCCTCTCCTGGGAATTGAGCGATTGGATTAATTTTACCTTCATATAAAGAATCTCTTTCAGCGTGTGTCAATCTATTCAATACAGAAACAGCTCCTACGATACCACCTCTGTTTAAACCTGCAGGTGCAAACCATTCTGCTGCGATAGCATCATTTGCTGCATATATTCCTGGCATCAATACTGATGGTGGAACCGCGGTTAATTTATTAGTGTTTCTGTCGATTGTTTTAACCCATGGGTAGTAAGTACCTACATAGTTAGAATCAACTGCTTCACCTTGTGTAATTGCTTCAGCGATAGTATCTCCACCATCATTAGCATCACCAATAAAAAATGCATCTTCTCTAGCCTCTACCATATCAACTACTTTATCAAATACATAAGAATGTAATCTTCTAACTACACCTGGTGCAGATACTAAGTTAATATCGAAATCATCTGGATTAGATACTGAGTTTATTGCTTTTACATATGCAACTGAACCATTTGCGGTTGAAGTTGATAAATTAAATCCTTGTGAGTTACCAGCACCCCAATCAGAATCACCATATTTAGCTGATTTGATTGTTGGTGATACACCATCGAATCCACTTTGGAATCCTACGATAAATTGTCTTTTGTTAATAGTTGCAGGAGTATCAGATGTTGATAATGAATATGCAAAGTTTTTAGTTGAAACAACACCTCCTACGATTGCAGTAAATGCTGCATCGAATGAGAAAGCAGTGTTTGCACCAACTGTTGCGTTATTTGGTATTGGTGCTAAGTAATTAGCATTATCAATCTTAACTACTGCAGTTTCTAAATCAATACCACTATAATCAGCTGATTTGGAAGAATTGTTATTTTCTGAACCTGTTGCAAATATTACTGCAGGTACCATAACTTCTGTTCCATTACCACCAACATATATTGGGTTTGTATATGCCCCATGTCCAAATGGTGCAGCAACTATTGGGAATGAACCTTCTTCTGAACACTCTACTCTAACAAATTTAGAGTAGTTTGGATAATCACCATTTTCAGTTTGTTTTCCATTTGCATCAATAGTTACATTTCTATCACCAATTCTTTTCTTGATATAATTTGGTGATGCAGGGTCTAAATTTACATTACTAAACGTTTCAAGTACATTAGTTCTTTTATTAGTATCACTATATTTTCTAATTGAAATTGAGAAAGTTGCATAATCAGTTGCATTTGATGAACCAGCTGCTTTTACATTAAAGATACCAATTTTGTATTCTTTATTGTAGTTAGCACCATCACCTAAAGTAGCAAATCTAAATAGGTCGTGTCTTTCTCCTGAAATCAATTGTGATTGTATATAAGGAGTTTCTGCGTGTGAAATAGAACCATCTGCATTACTACCAGAGAATGATTGTTGTGCACCTTCAATTAATATTACTTGTGAACCACTATCCGAAATCCAAGTTGTTTGGTCTGTTGCTTCTTTTTCAAAGTATTTGTATGCATATGCTTTTTTAGAACCTCTTGGGTTACTTCCAAATACGTCTGATATATCATTTCCTGCACTTGGTAGTACAGATGCCGATACTGCTGCTATATTAGAACCACTAATACTGAATACTGATGATGATATTTGTGAATCAATAGATGCTGTTGAGAAACCAACTGCTTCATCCCCATTATGTGTTGGGTGAAGAGATGCAATTATATTTGCTGCTCCATCCGAACCAGTTACTGCTATTAAAGCGGGTGACTCAACTACTTGTCCGTCTATGTTACCAACACGAACAATAGTTACTGTTCCTGCTTCTCTTAGGTAGTTTTGTACGGTATATCCTGTATAGTAAGAACCATCAGGTGTACCGAATATTTCTTCAAATTCTGATTGTGTGTTAACAACGGTTGGTACAAAAGCAGGTCCTTTATGGAAAGGTCCAATTATTGCTGCTCCTATTTCACCAATCCCTTGTGATAAGAAAGAAAGGTCATTTTCTCTCGTAAATACACCAGGTGATACGATTTTTTCTGCCATTTTATTTTACTCCTTGTTATGTTTTTTGTATAATAATACTCTTATATAAGTATTAACATCTTTTTCTAAAGATTATTTTTTAACTTCTTTAGATATAGATTTTTCTTCTTTATTTTCACTTGGTATAAATGTATTTGTGGTAGGGTCGTAATTTCCATCGCCGTATTTTTCATTTAAACCTGTGAAAATCTCTTGTTCTAGTTGAACCAAATTTGAATGTTTTTGTAATAATTCATCTTCAACCTTAGTAACTTCTTCGATTCTTCTCTTCTTTTCGATTTGAATTTGTCCAAGTTTTGTAAAAGTTTCAGCTACATCTTGTCTTAACTTATTTAATTGTGAAACTTCTTCTTCTGTAAACTTAATTGCTTCCGCCATTTTGATATATTTTAATTAACTTTTTGTTTATATATATAAATATATAGTTTTTTTCAAAACGATATTTTTATGATACAGTAAATGTTAATGTTGAACTATAATTACTTACTAATCCATTAGTCGAATATTGTCTTACTCTTGCATATCGTGTACCAGTTCCAATATCAAAAGAACCACCATCGGTTGTAGTGACAACAGTTGTTTCAGACCATTGAGTTTCGTCTATTAAAGGTGAACTAAAATCTGAGTTGTTATCTATTTGTACATCATATACATCATTTGTACCATCACCACTCCAAGAAAGAGTTAATGTACCATTTGTCCAAGCCAATGAAGTTGGTGCACTACCAGCAGTTTCATCTGTATGTGAATTTCCACCTTTATTGTGAGTAATATATCCATTAACTAAATATGTATCGTTTGTTTCAACATCAATTGATACAATTTCATTAGTTTGACTAACTATTTCAATTGAGGTAATATCTACTTCAGTAATAACACTATCAATTTCTTTTATTAATTTATCATCAGTTGATATATTAAACATTTCTTTAAATCTATAATTACCATCTGATGCATCTTTAACTAACATAGGATGTTCTGATGTTGCTTTTATTTCACCATCATTTATATCATAATGTCTATTAGAAAACGAATATACTAAATTTTCAACAGTTACATTTTGTGCTGTTGTTGATAATGAATCGGTATCCCAATCTAAAAAACCAGCTTCATCAGTTCCTAAACCACCAATAGAAAATCCTCTTAGTTCATCTCCTTCTTCCAAATCACCAACTTCTACAATTGAACCATCTGCAAGTGTTACTGGTGAATCAATAACTAAACATAATGCGGTTGAATTTCCATCATAAGAATCTACTGAATAAACAGTTTTAGGTATTGGCGAGTTGTAGTTTGTAGCATGAGTATTGTATCCATCAGCAAATGTTACTGATAGTGTATGTGATACATTTCCAGCTAAACTTGTTTGTGAACCAACTCCTTGTGGATTCATAGAACCAACTGTAATTACACCAGTATAATCTTGATTTGCACCTATCGATAAATAACCAGCTGTATCTCCAGCTGAATTATATGCTGGGGTTACTGCCCATGTAAAATTATCTCCGTTTGTTTTTATTTGTCCAAAGTTAGAACCCTCTCCACCAAATGCTAATGTATAAGTTTCGTTTGTAGATTCAACAGCATAAGTATATCCTGATAGAGAACCTATCGAATCTACACCATATGAAGATAGAGTAATATTATCACCTGCACTTGGTGAACCTTTAATTGTACCTAATGATACATTTGAACCTTGGGTATTACCAGTTGCTCCTGCTAAATTATTTAAACTAAGTGTTTCTCCTGCTGAAATTGCCATATATACTTTTCCCTATATATTATAAATATTAAGTAATTGATTAATCCACTTATCTTTATTAGTATAATTTTCAATCATATACTTTTTTAATAATTCAAACCATTTATTTTTTTCTGAATATGTAGTTTTACTTAACCTCATATAAATATGTTTAAATTCTTTTTTAGATGAAGCTCTATAAGGATATTCTAAATTTTTACACCAAGATGTGTGTAATATGGGTAGTTTACCATAATCTACTGCTTCAAATATGGAATAACCGAATGGTTCGTGTGTAAAACATGAATGTGATATTCCCCAATTCATATTATAAAAAACATTTTTGAAGTTAGGTTTATAATGATACACTTTTATTTTAGAAGTATCCATTTTAAGACCATCTTTCCATAATACATTAAAAGCTTTTGAATCTGTAAATAACAACGATGGTAATCCATCTAAATATCGTGGATTCTTTCTACCCTCACTTCTAGCAGTAAACCCAATTTTATTTGATTCGGATAATTTTAAATTATGTTTAAATTCGTAAAAATTAGGTATATTTTTGTTTTTTATTAAAATATCATATACACCAACCCAAATAGAATGTGTTGCAATTTTGTTAATATCAGTTTCCCACATCGAATCCATATAAGGATGTTGTATAAATGAAGCATCTGTTCCAAATTGTGCTTTTATTATATGGTCTACTGAATTATGTAAAATATTTGAATGAATTTTATGTTTATTTTCTTCTATCACTTTCATTGGAGTATAATGACCATGTAATATATTGATTCTCCTTGCTCCTTTACATAGTTCCTCAAACTTTTCTATATTATCTCCATGCCAATGAGCTTCTATTGGAAATTTATAATCTTCATGTCCTTTTGGTTTATTTCTATGTAAAAGTAGAATAGGTTTTACATCTAGTTTAGGTGCAACCAATTCCATCCATAGATTTACCCATGTATCGGTTCCAGCGTTTACCCAAGGACCTCCACCTGTTGTATAATAAACATCGTACATTAACCTCTATTGAATTTTAATTGAAATACTTTATGATTTTGATTTAGTTCTGCTAAAGAAAGTGCTTTATTATAAATTAATAAACCACCGAATCTCCAAGTTCCTCCTCTATCACCACCACCACTACCAGTTGAAGTAGAACCAATAGTATTATATGAGAATACTGAATTATTTGCCATTGCATAAGATGAACCTACATTTGAACCATTTATATAATTTGTTGCATTACCACCACTCCATACAACAGTCCAATTGTTCCAACCACCAAATATTAAACTATGTCCATTTGAAAAATAATCATGATTTCCATCATCACCACCATTTGTTTCTGCTTCAGTAATATAAGAAGTAGCTGAATTGTTTTTTACTGCCCAATAATTTACATATTTTCCACCAAATAGTGCATGAGATGCAGAATATTGACCTGTGGCATTATAATTTGACCAAAACCATACTGACATTGTTCTTTCACCATCATCCCCATCTATTGATATTGTAGAATCTAATGCAATTCTCCTTAAATTTGCACCATCATCTGTTTCAATTTGAATATAAGGGTATTTATCAGTTGGTGTTTGTACCATTGAAGAATTATCTAATGTACCAGTAACTCCATTATTGAATTTTGCGGGTGCCATATTATTTAATGCAGTACCGGTAGTATATGAATTAGCATTACCCACATCATAGTATAGTTGTAGTTGGTCTTTTACAATTCGTGGATTAAGTTGGAGTTTAGTTCCTCGTATATTTGATATTTGTACACTCATTCATTATTTCTTTACGATTATTATTCCTGCAAATGTTGTTGAGAATACAACAGTAACTTGATTTACTGAATTTGTAGTTACAGAAGTTGGTAATTCTTGTTGTGATGTACCAGTATTCCATGCTTGTACAATTGGATATTGTTCATTTAAATTGTGAGTTACTGCATATGAACTTGCACCACTTACAGTTTCTTTATGAGTTGTTAAATCTGTAATTTGAGATGAACCACTTATAATACCATTTGTTGCAT